GCTCTCCGCTGCTGCATATACACTCAAAGAACCGATCTTGCTGACCGTGTACTCCGTAATGTCGGGCTTGAATGTCGGTTTCAGCAGATTCTCACTGCCATAGGATACCGACAGCGTTTTCAGTACCGGCTTGGTGTTGGTGGAAAGTGTAATGGTCTGAAAATCATCAGTGCTGAACACCGTAACATCCTCCATTTCGCCCCTTGTCTTAAAGTTGCCGGAATAGGTCATGCAGTCTGTGGTGTCGCCGTCTGCATCCGGAATAACAGCATAGTCACGCATCTTTGCCGATGCCGACCAGATGCCGTTGCTCCCTTGCTGCAATGTGGTCATATCCACGCTGATGATCGTGCGCACCGCATCCTGTCCCAGCAGTTCGTTCTCGTGGATGTCGATAATGTCATCTGTCACAGGATGCTTTTTGTAGCGATCCAGTGCATAGGCAATGGCAGTGTTATAGGCGGTAATATCCGTCCGCTTGAAATCCTCGTCCACATACTGCCGCTCATACTCTGTGGGATTCTTGGACGTGGAAAGACTGGTGAAGCCCTCCATGCGTGTATAGACGCTCTGTCCCGGCACATGATAGAATGCCACCTTGCCGGTACGCAGCACAAGGTCTGCGTTTTTCAGATTTTTACCCATGTGTAAAATACCTCCTGTCCTGATAATACATCAATTTTAACTGGATCTGATACCGTGCGGTATCATCGCCGGTGTCATAGGCATAGCCGCTGGAAGCAATGTCTATGCGGTATGGTGTCCGGTAGTCGCCCAGATCCGGGAAGATGCCCTGCCAGTTGTTCCGCTCGATCCAGTCGGCAAAGTCGTCGTAGAAACCGGAATTGGCGATATTCTCCAGTACCTTTTCCCCGTATTTTTCCCGGCTGGCAAAGACGAACAGAAACTGCCGCTTGTCGCTGCCGTCCGTGTACTTCTGTACCACCGGTTCGCAGGGGACGGTGTCCACGGTATAGCCGATGGTGTCCGCCTCCAGCTGATCTACGCCTAAGATCGCCCCGTCATGGAGCAGAGGGCATCCGGCGATATATTCCCGGATCGCTGAAATGATTGCCATGTGTCACACCTTTCCCTTGGCGATGCTCCGGGCCCTTTTCAGGATCAGCTTGCCGTGATCTGCCCATGCCCGAAGTGCCCACTTTTTCCCACGCAGCCCACGGGATACGCCGGCATACCACTGCACCGCCGCATAGGGTGTTTTCCATAGCAGATACCCTTCCTCCGGCTTGCTGTGAGAAATACCGGAATCCCGGAGCATACCGGTGTCAAACGGCACATAGGGATCACATTTCCGCAGCAGCTCATTTCCCACAAATTCCTGTGCCTGCTGTTTCAGGGCTGCCGATTTTGCGTGGAGCTGCTTGGTATTGAAATGAATACCCACTTTGATGATCATACTGCCACCACCTCCAGATGCTGCACACCGGCAGAGCCATAGCGAAAGTCTTTCACTTCCATGACCGTCCGGCATTCCTCCGGCGGTTCTGCGGCGGTGCATCTGCCGCAGAAGATCCGGTCGCTCCGTTTCGGGATATAGCCGGAAACCGATGCCGCCGGAATGATACACAGCACGCTGTCCTGCTGCTTCATAGATGTGCCGCTCTGGCTCTGTCCCTTCATGTCCTCCCAGTAGATCGCAGGGAAGAAGTGCCGCACATACTGCTCCATGCGGTCTTTTCCCACCGTTCTCGCAAATACCGTGCAGCCGATTTTGTTGGTAAACATATTCACACCCCTCTGTACAACAGCCCCGAACCACCCAGATACCGGATGCAGATGCTTTTGAGGTAGTCCTGCAAGCCGGATGTTTCTCCGTTCAGCAGAGCGGAAATGCTTTCTGTCGGGGTAGCGTAGCTGACGCTGTACGCTCCGATGGTCTCCGCCGTTTTCAGACCGATGCCCTCTGCACCGCCTGTGCCGTATGCCTGATAGGTGACGATCGCCTCCGCCAGTGCACAGCAGCATTTCCGGATGCGGTCTTCCCACGGATCAGGAACACCGTCCAGCAGCCGCCCGAATGTCACCATGTCCAGATACTCGCTTGCCCGTTCTGCCGCCCGACCGAATGCGGTCGGATCCCGGATCATACTGCCAAGATAAAAATCCTGGTAGTATGGAAAATCAGCATATGCCATGCCTTACGCCTCCACTCTCTTGACATAGACGGTCTGCGGCTTGGAAATACCGATGCCGTAGACCTTTCTGCCCTGTACGGCAGAAGAACCGATATACTCGTTGGTCAGATTCTTGACGGCGACCGGAACAGACCACTCCTGCACACGGTGGCACCAGTTCGGGTGACCGCAGATGAATTCCGTGGTGGTTTTCTTGCCGGATACCAGCTGGCTGTCCTCAAACATGGTGTTGTTGGACTCGAAAACATTGTAGCCGGCGATTCTGCCCACCACGCCGGACTGCACCAGCTCCTGAGACAGATCACCCTGCTTGACGAAACGGTCATCCGTCAGCAGCACCTCCATAAATTCCGGAGATGCCAGCAGCCAGCGTTTGCCGTCATTGGGGACACCCATACGGGACTGCACACGCTTTGCCGCCAGTACCTGCTTGTATGCCGTGCTGTCGGTGCAGGCAGTCTTGGACGCTGCCACGGTGATGCCGGCGGTCTCCTCCAGAGCACGGACAGACTTGGTGTCCATGGACAGCCCCAGAGAATAGCCGGCACTGTCCAGACGCTCTGCGGTGATGCCGTCCGGCACGCTGGCAGCGTCATAGCCGTCGATCATCTCGTTGACCGCCTCGTCAATGTCGATGTTGATGTCAAAATAGGTGGTAGAGCCGGCAGAGATCGCAGCACCTGTCTGCTTGTCATACTTCTTGACCTCTACCTCGGTATCACGCACCGGCACCTTGACCTTGCCTGCCTTGGGATTTCCCTCATAACGGGGATTGAAGATCAGATTGTCCTTGGTGACCAGCGTATACCGCAGCTTCTCGTCCACCAGTGTCGAATATCGTTCCTGTGCAATATGTGCCATAACTTTTCCTCCATAATAAAAATAAATTCTACATTACAGGCTCCCCTGAAAGGGCACCCGTAGGGCGTGCCTTGTGCTGAGCTGGCAGCCGTAGGCTGACTGAGGGGTGGCACCGCTATAGCCTCCCCTAACAGGGCACCCGTAGGGCGTGCCTTGTGCTGAGATGTCAGAGAGGGGGCAGGCTCCTCTCCAAGAGGAGCTGTCACGAAGTGCCGGAGGGATTCTCCCTCATTTCTTCAAACTCGGATTCATGCCATAAAACGCAGCTTCCACGCCGTTCATGGCACCGGGCAGATTGCCGGACGTGGGGACAGCCGCACGCTCGCCGGGGTTCGGGGCGAATGCGTCTGCATGGGCGGTGCGGAACTGCTGCACCACATCGTCCGCCCCGATCAGCTTGTCACCGTCAAATTTCAGTTCCTTGGATGTCAGCAGATCGGTGACGTACTTTTCGTATACGTCATTTTTCAGCTGCAATCCCTTGACATACTGGGACAGCTTGGTGCGGTACTCGAATGCGGCACGGTCTGCCTCGGACTGCTCCAGCTTCTGCTTGTAGTCCTCCACGCTCGCCTTGATGCCGTCAATGTCCATGTCCTTGTAGGACTGAATGGTCTTGCTGGCTTCGTCCAGCTGCGTCTGCACGGCGGCGGCAGCGTCCTGCTCCGCCTTGATGTCTGCGGCATAGGCTTCCGTGATCTTCTGCACGGTGTCCTTGTCGGTGATGCCGATGCCTTCCAGAAATTTCTCATCGATCATAGGGATAACTCCTTTTCAAAAAAAATAAAATGTATGAAAAAAGCACCTCAGTCGAGATGCTTCTCATAAGCTTTCAGAAACAGTTTCAAAATAAGGTCAAACGCTCCGAATCCAATGCCGATCCACGAAAGCACAAAGCACACCGTGGGAACGGCAAAACTTCCGTTCAGGGCATAGAGGAGGACTAACAAAACAATCATTGTAAGCATAACTGCTCCTTTCTGGCATAGAAAAAAGCACCTCATTCGAGATGCTGCTTTCGCTATGCAAAAACGCTGGTAGTCTATTTGACAATGCACCAATCTTCCGCCAGCATATCGGTCTGACTAGCCAGCCAGCCGATGCAATATCGGTTATCTGCGGTTTTCATGACAATGCTGTCCGTAAACGGATAACTTCCGTCACCGATTTCCTGCGTCAGTAATTTGCCGTCGGCAAGGTACAAATACATTCCTTTGCCGTTCCAACCGGTTCTGGCAACTTTCTTTCCGGCTTTCATTGCTTCCAATGCACCGCCGAATGTCATTTCTTTCATAGATTCTCCTTTCGGGCATAGAAAAAAGCGTACCGAAGTACGCTTTGCTTATTTTGTTTGATTGAGAACATATTGAATGAAATCATTATTTGCTCTCAGATTGTATTTTTCAAAATGGTAAATTTCCGATTCGCTCCATCTAAAGCCATCACACTGCCTAAGATTATCCATGTATTTTGTTTTTGTCCCATCAAGTTTATCTATTACTGGTGCAGATGAATAGGCAACTGGTGAAGAAGAACGTAGAAAAGCAACAATTTTATCCTTATCGGGAATCTTCTCATGAGAGATATTTTCCCTCAGATCTTCGGCTGAAATTTCATCAATGTCAAAGTTAAACAAGTATTTCATAAAATCGCCTCATTCCCTTGGGTAAAACAGTTTCATTTCGCCATTATTTTTCTTTCCAACAATAAAAGTACCGTCAACAAATACATAGATTTTTTTAGTTGGAGCTTCTACTTGAACGCCTAACTCATTCGCAACGATCTGTGCCACACAATCACCAGTTGATTCCGTGTTACCAGTATTGCAGGACAGTAATCGGATTTTTGTCCCTTTTTCATAATCCTTGCGGTTTCGGATAATGTTTGCAAGTAAATATGCGTCAATCGGTTCTCCGAAAAATTCAACAGATGTTGGACTTCCATGCAGTGCAACGTCATAATATCCTTTTTTGCTCGGAACATTACGAACATAAGATGCAAAAGCATTGTCTGGTCGATCTTCCGCAAAGATAGGCTTTTTCAATGCACTTGCCTTTTTTATAATTTGCTTTCGCTTTTCTCTTGGCAGTTTGTGTTCGTATGGTCTTATTATAGCATTGTTGTTTTCAGAAGTCAAGCTGCCGTCTGCCCTTTTTTTCGCCTGCACCGCCCTCTGAGCCGTAGACCGCCCGAACCCGTTGACCTGTGACCGGAACGTATCGTTCCGCCGTCCGGTCTGGCGGCAGAAGTCTTTCAGCGTTTTTTCCGCATCTTTCAAACGCACAGAAACCGCCGAAAAATCATCGTTCAAACCCTGTTTTAACACCGGATCATCCGTGTTCTTCGCCGCTTCCTCCAACGCTGCCGCTCGCCGCTTTAGTGTTCTGACCTTCCGCTCGCCCTTTCGCTGCATCTGGCTGATCTCATACTCTGTGTACTTCTCGCCGTTGTAAGAAATGCTCTTTTCGTCCAGCCTGGCGATCTCCTCCGGTGTGTAGTTCGGCGTGGACAGTCCCGGATAGTACGGATGCCAGTTGTGCCGGCAGTTCCAGCCCTTGAAGCCTCTGCCGTCCCCATAGCCGATCTCTTCCAGCGTAAACACTTTCAGCCCGTCAATGACCTTCCTGGTGCGTTTGCCCTGTATCTGGACAAGCTGCCCCTGCCATCTGGCGTGCTCCGGTCTTGCTCCGCCGTGTGCCGTCAGTTCCATGTACTGACAGCCCGAATCCTCCGCCCGTTTCTTTGCCACTGCCGCCGCAGTCTGTCCCACGCCCGTCAGCACACACCGCCGCACCGCAACATCAATGCGGTCACGGTGTCCAGTGGGATAGGTCACATACGCTCCGCCGTCCGCCAGATTTCGCACCGCCATGCGTATGGCATCCTGATAACTGAACGCTCCGGAGGACACCTGCATATACGCCCGGTCACAGGCTTGCAGGAAAGCAGTCTGCGTGGTGTTCGCCGTGGTGCTGACCAGATTCCGCATGGTTCCCAGTGTCTTCCGGTATCCGGCTTCCAGCACCTGCTTCATGCCGCCGTCCTGCCGGATGTCCGCCGGGGCTTCGCCGGCTGCTTCGTGGGTGTCGTTGTCGATCTCCACCGTCCGCACACCGGCATCCTCAAACATCGCCCGAACCTGTGCCACACTGGCATCTGTCCGGTCTGCGATCATCTGCAAAATGTCATCATACAGGATACCGGTAGTTTGCAGCACCTCTGCCTGATAGGCGGTGGTTTCCGACACAAACCCCATTTTCAGCATACGCCGCACCATGTCTGCCACAATATCGTCCTCCAGCTGCTGATACAGCCCCAGCAGCTGAGTCACATCCGGCTCATAATTCTGCATCAGATCTCACCACCGGAAAATAAACCGCCATCATCCTGCCGCTCCGGCATCATCTTCGCCGCCTTTTCCTCGGAGCAGTCGAAGTACCACGCCAGAAACAGCTCCGGACGCAATAGCTTGTCCCGTACCATCTGCACACGCCGCTGATACTCCACGTCCGGATCTTCCAGCACACCGTCCCCGAAGGCAAAGGTTGCCTTGACCGGCGGACTGCTCTGACTGCGGTAGTAGTCCTGATAGAACTGCATTCCATAGAGCATCTGCTCCAGTGCGTTCCGCAGGTTCTCCTGAATGTCTTTCACTCTGGAAAAGCTCCGCTGCTTGGAACTCCGCACTTCCTCTGCGGTTTTCTCCACATCGGATACTTCGGAGAGTGTGCCGTAGGAAAGCCCCACCGCATTCTCGATCCGCCGCAAAATCTGATTGAACGCAT